TCATTTGTTTATTATATTATGTTTATTTTAAATGTAAATTAATTACAAGAAGGTGTAGGAGGAAAAGAAGGCAAATTTATATTATTTGCAGAGCTAGGAATAACCGGCCAAGAAACAGAGAATATATTTTCTGCTTCGAACATGTCTCGTAGATGACTTCTAAAATTTAAAAACTCAATTTTCGATTCATTTGAAATTGGGGCATCAGGCAATTGCGTGAAATCAGTCATCGCAAGATATCTGTTTCTAATAAATTTTAAATTGTCAATAAAAGATTCTTTTCTTAGTTTTAACTCTTGATCTGTCAAATCTTCTATTAAATAAGAAACGATTACAATTTTTTTATCTTTATCAATTGTATTTACTAAAGTTATTTTTTGATAACAAGTTATAGATGGCTTTTCTAAAAAAACTGCTTTCCAAAATCCATAATTTAATATTCCCGCCCAAGTTAAATCTAATAGTAATTCGGGCGCAGATTTTTCTAAATCAGCAAAACCAGAAATGCCTTTATAATTTTCTGGTAAATTAATTGGACCATTTTCTATAACGCATTCTTGCGAATTATTAATGTAGATTAAAAAATATTGGTTCATACTCATACTGTTATTCCGTATTTTGTTTTATATTGATTTTTTAAATTTGTAAAAGTAGAAATTTCTAACGCTTCCCCAGACCAATAATGATAATGCCCTAATTTAATATTGACAAGATAAGTGTTAGAGTAACCACCATATTTACCTATTCCTAAAATTCCAGCTGTAGAAGCTGGATATCCGACATTGCTGGTTATAGTATAATTAGTACCATCGCTACCCCATACGCAAAATTTTCCAAAAAATTGAGCATAATTATTTGACGCTCCAATTATATACCTAGTTCCAACCGTAGGATAAATTCCAGTGTTTAATGTATTTCCATTTCTAGAAAAAATTAATTGACCGCTATTTAATCCACACCACCAATCATGAGTACTATAAGCGTAGCTACCTGTAAATATTTCTGCGCCAAAGCAACTCGCTCCTAATATAGCTTCTAGAGTGAAACCCATAAAAAAACTATAATTATCAATATTAGGAGTTTGTACGGTCATAAAATAAGGAGTACTTGTTCCTACTCCATTACAAGAAGCATTATTAAAATGCAATACTCCAGCATATTCATTAGGTTTATAATTAGAAGACGTAAATCCTGCTGAAAGAGTCGCGTTATATGAAGCTCCTTGAAGGTTTCTGCCGATTGGAACTTGTCCTCCATACCCTTCTGTAAAATCATATCTTACGAGAGGCTCATTAGAATTTAATTTAGGAAGACTAAAAGATTTTGATGATTGTATTATTGTCGAAATCATAGATTTGTACTCATTAAATTTTGAGCGACTACTGTTCCTATCCAGTATCCTGACGCTCCTTTATATGATGTTAAAGCGTAAACGTCAGCGTATCCATTAACTTTTGTTAAAGTTGGATCGTTTCCATTAGCCCAAATAACATTTGACCAAACTATTGTTGCTGATGTTCCAAGATATTTTATAACTAAAAGAATTGTATTTACTGCGGGGTCTGCCGCTCTATTATTATAAGTAATACTACTTACATTTGCGCCATTATTTAAAGTTAAAACATGAACATTCGCAGTAGATACATCGATAGTTACCGCACCACTTATATTGGTTTGCTCTTCTTTCTTTTGTATTATAGCTTTCGCAGCTGTTATTTTGTCTACAGTGATATTTGTATTAGGCGCTAAATAATCAGTTCCTGCTGTTGCGGCAGAAATAGCTGTACTATTACCTTTTAATATGCCTGTTATAGTTGTCGTGAGTGTAATTGCTGGTGTGGTAGTATTATTATTAACTGAACCATCAAAACCATTAGCACTAACTACAGATACACTTGTAACTGTTCCGCTTCCTCCCCCCCCACTAGTAGATGATCCAGTGCCTCCATTAGCAACCGACAATATTCCAGTTACGGCACCACTGCTCGCTAAATTTATCGCGCCAAACCCAAGAAAAGTGGCACCGGCATTCATTCGCAATACTTGATCACCACCACCAGTAATTGCCGCAACATCAGCGGTTGCAGCGCCACTTACGCCGAGTACGCTTACCGTTGGCATTTGTTGAAATTTAGCGAAAGTAACGGCGTTAGCTGGAATATCCGCTGAAACCATCGCTCTGAAAGATGGAGCGCCAGTAGAACCATTTGGAGCAGCAAAGAATGTATTTGCAGTTGCTGTTGTTACTCCAGTGCCGCCATTTGCTACTAAAACTGTTCCTGTAACATTTACGGCGTTACCAGTACAAGCAGCAGCGGTAGTAGCGCTGGCGGCAAGCCCAGTACAAGTACCAGAACTGCCGCTTACATTTCCCGTAACATTTCCAATTAAATTTGCATAAACATTATCACTATGATAAAATCCTGATGGATTATTTATTAAATTGAACATTTCTCCGATATTTGCAGATGTTCCTGATACATCCGCACCCGCTGCATTTTTAATAGCAAATACAGCATTTCCTAAAGCTTGAGCGGCTGAATATCCTACAACACTTCTTGATGTGGTTCTAACGTAATAATTTTTTCCACCACGAAGATATACTACAACTCCATAAAAAGTTTGCGTACCTCTCCAAATGCCTAAAATTGATCTTTCAGCATTGTCATAAAAATTATGAAATACCCTATAAAATTGAGCTTGATCTGTCCACCCTTGACCTCTAACTTCGCCATACATGCTATGCATGTTATATGCAGCATCACCACTTTGACCAACCATGTCTACAGAAAATTGATGATGCCAAGTTGCATCCGTTCCTGGAGAATTATCTATTGCAACTGGATAAAAACTTGCTGTTGATTGAGATGATAAATTAATTACATATTCACGAAGAGGATACGCTAGATAACCGCCTTCTGATATTGTTCCGCTAAATGTTGCGCTGGTTCCTGATAATGCTCCAGTCAGCGTACCCCCGCCAATCGGAAGGGCATACGTTGCGACGTTACCAGCGTGGAGGACTTGGCTGCTGCCTTGCACGATTGCTCCGCTAAACGTCGCTGTGGTTCCGCTGAGAGCGCCTGTTAGCGTTCCACCAGCCAAAGGCAGAGCATAGTCCTGGTAATTTCCCGCGTTCAATACTCTAACCGTCACTCCGCTTACTCGTAAATCCAATTGACCATTAACAGCCTTTTTTATGTCCCAATTACCCCAAGTAGAGTCTAGGAACCCATAATTACCAGATTCTCCATATACCTGCCAACGAAATGATCCTGCGCTATCAAGACCAAGTAAACCAAACGCACCAGTATCTGCTCCATACATACGAGCATTATTAGCCCGTTCTTGATTGATTGAGATTCCATTGACAATTAATGTTCCACTAAAATTTCCTGTTCCATTTACATCTAATTTATAAGCAGGATTCGATTTTCCAATTCCCACTTTATTTCCACTTATAACAAAATCATTTTGCCCATATTGCCCCGCGATAATGCTATTATTAGCGAAAACTTCAAATACAGGCAAGCCGCCGATTGTATTTACCGACATTAATGAATTTGAAAGATCGTCAGAAACACTAAACAATGTTCCATTTGTGCCGTCAGCTTTTAATAATATCGCGCCTGATGTAGTTGAATTTAAATGTAATTTAGAAGTAGGAGTAACTGTACCTATACCAACATTACCTGATGTTGCTATTGTTACGTGTTTATTTCCACCATCAGCGCCTAAGTATAATACATTTCCTGCTGTAGCATTTATCCATGCTAAACCAGTGTCCCAAGTCAAACGTCCATACGCCGTTGAATAATTTCCCCAGTAAGAATGTGCGGCAACATCACTCCATAAAGTTTTACTTATGAAAAAACCATCAACATGTAATTTTACACCTGCACTTAAAGAACTCACTCCAATTCCAACACTTCCTTCTACAATTAATCCATTTGCCGGAGCCGCGACATTGTAATTACTACCTACACTAACAGAGCCAGAAACTGCTAATTTATTGACTGGAGTAATATTATCTATACCAACATTACCATTTTGTAGTATAGTAAAATCATCGCCATTTGACCCAACATCAATAAAATATCTTCCAGTGTCATCTAATAATCCAGAATATGCTGTATAAGCTCCATTACCAACTGACCATTCGAATCCAGACCAAGCACCAGATCCGGTATTTGATAGTTTAATTGCTGATTGTGTTCCATATATATGTAATTTTCGTCCTGGATTAGTTGTACCTATACCAACATTACCATTACCCAATATATTAACAAGATGATCGGCTGCATATAGCCCTAAAGAAAGCATGTTAGACGCTGATCCATCAGCTACGTGTCTATAACCAATATAACAAGAATTATATTGACTCTGTGCTTTACCTATGAGATTTATTGCGGTTTCAGTTGCTGCTAAATTTGCGTACATCACTGAAGATCCCCAATTAAATGCATCTGATGCAGTTCCTGCTATTCTTAAAAAAGCGACACCGTCACCACCAACACCTGCTAAATGTAATAATGACGTAGGACTTGTTGTACCTATACCAACATTACCTGATGTATTTATAACTAAATAATCCCAACTTCCATTAGCTCCCAAACTAAATCCTCTTCCGCTCTCTCCTCTAATTCCAAATCCAGTTCCACCACCCATTGAACCCCAACTAATTAAGCCTACACTCGGACCAAAATTAACAGTATCTCTGAAAGCGCTGTTTCCATTTACATCCAATTTATAACCAGGACTTGTTGTACCTATACCAACATTACCTCCGTTAAAATAAGTCGCTCCACTTGCTCTTAATTTTATTGGCTCTGAAAATGTAGTATAAGAACTATTGTATTCATTAGCAGTAAATGTAACTACCGCCAATTGATCTGCTGAATACCAACCTCTACTATTGTCATAAAAAAAGGCATTAACTCTTGTGGCCCCAGCAGCAGTTTTTTGCCCGAATCCCCAAAAATATCCACTATTATCACTTATATAACTATCAAATCTTCTATATGGATATATGTTATCCATCGGACCAATTCGAATATTAGTATCGGCAGAAGAATCTTCAAATCTAAAAGACGCACCCCTTACATGCAATGAAGCAGATGGAACCGTTGTACCTATACCAACATTACCAGTTCCATTAGGAGACAAAACTATATGACCATTATTTCCATTTGTAGCTAAAGTCAAAGGTCCAGTGCTAGTCTGAATAGTCTGTGCGCCATCTGACTGCAAAATACCAGCAGCAAGGATAGCCCATCTTTCAGTATTATTAGTTCTAAAATGCAACGTTTGACCAGACGCTGCGTTTACAAATGTTTCTCCAGTAGGGCCTTGCAATAATGCATAATTTCCGTCAATTAAAGGCAAAGTATTATTCTGCAAATAAACATAAGTAGCAGTAGACGGCCAACTTCCAAACTCCATTACACCAACCCTGGCATTGACAGTAGATCCTCTTACGTCCAATTTATAAGCTGGACTATTTGTTCCAATACCTACTTTATTATTAACTACAACAAAATCGTTTTGACCATATTGTCCCGCAACAATTCTATCATCAGCAAATACTTCCAATACTGGTAAACCAGCACTATTGTTTACACTCATCAAGCTATCACTTAAATCATCAACAACACTAAATAATGTCCCGTTAGTTCCATCTGTTCTTAATAATGTTGCACCAGCAGTTGTTGAACTAATTGATACTGGGCTTAACGAACCATCCGATCTTATTCTTAATTTTTCCGTCAAACTACCCGCAGTGGATGTATAAAATACAAGCGATGCATTTTGAGTTGATGCTGTTGATGTATAAAGAGTATCATTTACCGCAGAAATTCGTGTTCCCCTTGCAGCAGTACCAACAGTGTTAGTAGTAAATCCACCATAACCCAAATCCATTTGTATACCTGTACCAAGGCCGGTGCTACTTTCCATACCTTGAGTATTAATTAAATGTAAAACTGGAGTAGCTCCATCAGATGTAGCAACATTTCTTTGTACTTTTAATAATCCAGTAGTACCATAATTTAAATATCTTCCTGCTCCGTTATAAACATCTAATAGACCACTTGGAACTGTTGTACCTATACCAACACTGCCATTAGAATTAATTCTAACTAATCCAGTAGTAGCTCCTGTAGCTTTTTCTACATGTAAATTTTGACTCAATACTGTAGCTCCGCCACCATAATTTATATATCCTGCACCAGCAGATGCGCCATTATAAAAATTTAATTGATCTCCACTTTGAATTTTTACAACATAATTCGCATCAAAAGATCCAAATATTATTTCACCTCCACTGCCTGCTCTTACATCTAATTTACCAACAGGATTCGTTGTACCTATACCAACATTACCGCCACCATCCGCTTTGATAGTCATGCGGGTAGTCATTGTTCCCGCTACATTTTGTCTAAAATAGATATCACCATATACTTGACCAGAACTAGTAGGATAAGTGTTATCTATAAAAGATAGAGCATTGTTTGCATTGTAAAGTAAATGCAAACCATGTGTGTCAGAATTATTATAACTAATTTTAATTCCATGATCACCCGTAATTGTATTATTAATTCTAACAAATGGATTGTCACCATGCACATTTAACAATGTGTTAGGACTTGTTGTACCTATACCCAACCCCGTGCTATTGAGCCTCATGCGGTCACCACCTGCGCCGTTTTTCCAAGAGAATACTCCAAGCTGACTTATTTGATACTGTAATAAATCATTTACAATAAATCGGATCGGTCTAGTAGATACGGAAACAAAATCAATATTGGTATCGTCTGTCCCAATATATAATTGCTGCGTGGTTCCATTATTTGCGTAAAATCGAAGCGCAGTGGAATTATCGGCACGGCCACGAATGATGATCCCGGTTCCACCAATATTAGATTGAACCTCAAGCGGAGCAGTTGGAATTGCTATGCCTATACCAACATTACCAGTAGGATTTAATATTAAATGTCTAGATGTTGCAAGAGTTAAATCAGTCGAATCTAAACTAAAATTACCAATTTGTGTACCCTCGTATCTAAAATCTAATATTTGACCTGTACTACCAAATCTTCCTATAGCTAATGCAGTTGACGCAGAAGCAGCTACTTCTAATTTACCTGTAGAGGCTTCAAAACCAACGCCTCTTTGATTTGAAAAATTTGTAGCAGGATTTACAACGGTATTAAATAGATAAAAATTACCAACGACTCTTTGCGTCCCGTTAACTTCTAATGTATAACCAGGATTATTCGTTGCTATGCCAACATTTCCTTGCACTATCAAACCATTACTCGGCGCGGCGACATTATACGAAGCACCAATACTAACAGATCCAGAAATCGACAATTTATTAACTGGATTTGCATAACCGAGACCAATTTTATTTCCACTTATTACAAAGTCATTCGCGTTGTATTGTCCAGCAATTATACTATTATTTGCGAAAACTTCAAAAACTGGCAAACCGCCAATTGTATTAACGCTCATCAAAGAATTTGAAAGATCGTCTGTTACTTCGAAAAGAGTGCCGTTTACACCTTCTGCTTTGAACGCTGAACTTAAAGATGTTGTAGATAGTACGTTAAGATTACTATTAAAGCTAAAAGTTGTTCCAGATATACTTAATTTTTTTGTAGAGTTCGAAGCATCAGTAAAATCTATTTTACTAGTCGCTGGTGTTATTAGTACGTCGCTTGGCATATATCCTTATATTTTATTTACACTTAAAACAAATATATAATTTAAATATTAAACTAAGTGTCTCGGTCTAGTGGCGTTATAAATTTGCAAACTTTCACCGCTAGATAAATTTCTATTATATATCATAATTTTACTTACTGCGCCATTTCCGAAAGTATAACCAGAGTATCTATTAAATTCATAAGTTGTCCAACTGCTGAAATTTACATTTTTCATTTCCCACATATGCCAATTTCCATCTAAATATGTAGGATTTGGATTAGATACTGAAAGAGTATCTATCCAATAAGTAGGAGTTCCACAATTGTCACTATAGAATCCAGATCCAACATAATACGCAGCTAAATAAAAACTTCCACTATTATTACCTTTAAACGTTAATGCTTGCGTATCTGTAGTTCTTATCCAGATTATAACTGTGCATGTAGTACTAGTTGTTATAGCGTTACTTGAAAGAATGGCTCCTCCATCTGCTAATGAAAAATATTTTCCAGAATTCCAAGTTATTCCTGAACTATCTAAGCCGAAAGTTTTATTATTTCCACTAATATCATACCAATTTAAAAAAGGAGTAAAAGTTCCGCTGCTAGTAAATGTATGTATTGTATATCCAGCAACAGTAGTAATCGTGCCGCCAGTTGCTTTTTGTGGACCAGAATAACGAACTATAACAATGCCAGAACCACCATTGCCGCCTTTGTTATTTGTTGTTTGGTAATGACTGCCGCCGCCACCACCACCGCCAGTATTCGTCCCTGCGTCTCCACCGGGAGTGTTTGCTTGTGCATTGGGACTGCCACCACCACCAGGCGAACCGTTATTTAAACCAGCGCCGCCAGTTGTGATTCCAACCGCGCCACCACCACCACCGCCAATACCACCATTACCACCGGGTGACACTGAATATGCAGAACCGCCACCTCCACCTCCAAAATAATATGGACTCATTGAAGAAAAAAGTAAACCAGGACCACCATTTGGTATATTTGGTCCTGAACTACCAGCCCCTCCTGCACCACCACCACCACCGGAATAATATTGTCCACCGCTTCCACCACCATTAAATCCTTGTCCAGATGATCCGGTGCCATTTCTTCCTGTATTTCCGTCACTATATCCAGATGCACCACCGCCACTTCCACCATTTCCACCATATCCATTATTAGGTGTATATCCGAAATAAGAACTTCCACCATATCCACCACCAGTCGCCGTAATTGATCCAAATACACTGTTTCCACCTTGAGTCGCTGAAATATTATATTGATGTGCTGTATTTTGTCCATTTGTTCCTGCTGCTGGCGCTCCTGTTCCTCCATTTCCAACAGTAACTGTAACCGCCGCTCCTTGAGTTACAGCATAAGACGAATTATAAATCACGCCGCCACCGCCACCGCCGCCGCCCATATCCATACCTCCACCGCCGCCACCAGCGACAACGAGGACTTCCACAGTCGATCCCATTACGCTATTTATATCTCCAGCGTCTAGAGATAATACCAATCCATCTTCTATTAAATCAGGTCCTAATGATGCAGCCATAAATTTTTATAATCCGAATCGTGATTTTGTCGCGTTGTAATTCTGTAATACTTCGGCGGCAGATAACACTCTATTGTACACTCTTACTGTAGAACAATAACAAGAAGTAATTTCACTACCGCCGTCACCTAAAATGAAAAGAGTTCCGGTGCCAGACGAAAGAGCATAACCATAAGTTCCGCTTCCAATAGCTTGTCCATCTTTATATACCACAACCGCTGTGCCGTTTCCTCCCACCATAGTATATAATAATTGATACCATTGTCCTGCAACTAAATTTGCTGAAACTTCAACGCTTGGATATACATGTATAGTGTTTGTGGATGTGCCAAATAACACTCTTTCTCCATTGCCATCATCAAACCAACTTTGCCAACCGATACTAAATGATTTACTATTTATCCATATTTCATACGTTCTTCCAGATTGAGGAAACGGGAAAGATCCAACTGTAAAATTTTGATTATTAGTATCATTTGTTTCAAATGCTTTAACGCCATTATAAGTTACCCAATTAGACGGAGTAATATTATTCATACCTGCGTTATATCCATTTCCGCTAACATCATACCAAACCGTACCTGCTCCAGCATAACTAGATGGATTTTCAGCGTCAAGATGAAGCATAAGACCACTTTGTACAATTGTATCTGTATATTTAGATTTTTGCGCGTTATAATTTTGAAGAACTTCTGTGGCGGTTAATGCTCTGTTATAAATTCTTGCAGACCCTATAGTACCATTAAACGTTTCTGACGGAGCGCTTGATGTATATGATCCTAATAAACTGACGCCGTTATTAATTCCATTTGTGCCTATTGTTTGTGTAGAAAGAAAACTACCATTTAAATAAAAACTAGCATTCGTTCCATCATACGTCATACAAATATGATACCATGTGTTTGCAAAAACAGCAGCCAATGAATTACGCAAAAAGCCGCCGCCTCCGCCATTTCTACCCGCAGCAAAAGTATTATTAACAAAACCTATTTGACTAAAAGAATTCATTGTACCCAAAACGGTTTGATAAGCTACAGATACAGTTGATGGACAACAAAATGATTCTAGTGTAAATGGAGATGTATGTGGAGATGGCAAAACTGGTATTGATGTTAAAACGTAATCACCTCCGTCAAATTTCAAAGACCCTTTGTTATAAAAATCATAAACTGGCATATTTGCAACTGTTTGACTACCTGCCGCTCCACCAAATGATCCAGCATTATTATTTCCAGATATATCGACTATGCTTCTATCAGTATTAGAGATGTTCCATTTTTGCCCAAGATATGTGTGGACTTGTTTTAATTCTGTAGCTGATAAAACTCTACTAAATACTAATACTTCACAAATTTCTCCTATAAAAAAACTACTATCAACAACTGCGCCAATTTGTATATCTCTTACTATATTTCTATTTCCAGCCGTTCCTGTACCAGAAGCCGTGCCGTTTACATATAAAGATCCCAAACCAGATGAATTTATATAAGTTCCGGATACAATTCCTAAAGTATTTAGAGTTAAGTCATTTGCAGAAGACACAAATTGACTACTATGCCATAATCTAATAGCTGTAGAAGAGTCGAAATAAAATGCATGAGCATAATTAGTTCCAGAATTATTTGTTTTACTACTTATTACGTTTCCGCTATTAGATGTTGAAGTTTGATATACGACTGCTATTTTTGTATAGTCGGTTGTATTTGATGGAAATACGTCCCCTGCATTAAATAAACTATCACCGCCATCAAAATAGATTGACTTTCTTGAGTTTTTAACAACGTTTCTATTTGGTTGCGACCCGACAGTTGATTGACCGACATGATTGTTTAATCCGCTTTTATCTCTCCATTGACTTACAACAGTTCCAGAACTATAACTAAAAGCAGAATCATCAGCAGCATCTAGCCACAATACCAATCCATCTTTAATTGGTAAATCTATTGCGGCGAAACTATTATTGTCAGAAGCGTCTAATGCTAACACCAATCCATTTGTTACTATTTTTGGTCCTCTAGATATTGCCATAATTATAATCCAAATCTTGCTTTTGTTGCGTTATAGTTTTGTGATATTTCTGATGTAGATAACGCTTTATTATATAAATGAACATTTGCTATTCTTCCGTTCCAACTATTACTGCCGAGAGGAGACCAAGGTGGACAACCAACACTAAATGTAGTAGATGAAGGAGTAATCATGCCGCTACGAGTAACACTGTATAGAGTTCCATTTAAATAAAAATTGACGGTTGTGCCATTCCACACAAACGCAACATGTTGCCAAGTATCAAGTGTTGCAGCAACAATAGAGTTATAATCTTCAGTTGATGACCCATAAGAGACAGTACTCCAATAACCATTATAGATGCGTATTGCCCGGGTCGCACCAGATGTCAAAGATCCACCTGCACCAACTAAATATCTATCTCCACTAGTGATTATCGAAGGATATGCCCACGCGATTATTGTTCCCACATTTGTTTGATGTCCAAGGAAGTTCGTATTTGATCCATAATTATTTGAGCCATTAAATACAATACTACCATTATTAGCAGAGTTAAAAGCAGGACTATTAGCTAAATCGCATGTTATATTATTACCACTCAAATCTGCAAAATTTGTACCTGCGACAAATGAACCGCTACTAGTAAACGTATGAACCGTTTCATTATCTACAGTAGTGATTGTTCCGCCTGTTGCTTTTCGTGGGCCTTTGTAACGAACTATAACGATACCAGAGCCGCCATCTGGTGCATTTGCAGTAGTATTATTTCCTGATCCCCCACCACCACCTCCTCCAGTGTTTGCAGTTCCAGCAGTCGCTCCTCGACCACGGGCATAAGTTCCACCATCTTGTGCGTCGTAATTTGTATTTCCATTGCACCCTCTACCACCACCACCTTTCCAACCTGTCTCGGTATTTGGCGCATTAGTTGATGCGAATGGTCCATAATAATAGTATCCACCTCCTCCGCCACCAGCAAACCAACCTGCTGGGCTTCCTGCATTAATAAATTGTGGATAATATCTGCCAATTCCACCATCACTTGGTTGGGATGGACCGCCTCCAGTAGCAGTTCCTCCAGCACCACCACCACCAGATCCTTCGTGTGGTGTTGCGTGTGAAGTATCTTCTGCTGTTGTTGGCCCTCCTGGTCCTCTACTTCCACCAGGAAATCCATATCCGATACCACCGCCACTATTAGTTTGCGTTGCTAATCCACCTCTAGACGCACCAGGATTGGCAACACCAAAATAATAATCTCCAGCACCGCCACCACTGCCACCATTTTTATAGATACTATCTGTATAAAACGCCTCGTTTCCACCGCCACCACCGATTGCTATAATATCGCCAAAAGAACTATTTCCTCCTTGAAATCCGTGTGAGTTGTTTGATGCTCCATAACTGCCAGTACTAGAACCACTATAATATCTTCCTCCTTGACCTCCATTACCAACAGTTACTGTAATTGTAGAACCAGGAGTAATTCCTTTGGCAGAATGATATACTAATCCACCTGCTCCTCCCCCACCAGCCGCTCCGTAACTGCCGCCTCCACCGCCACCACCAGCGACAACTAACACTTCAGCTTTAATTGGACCATAAGAATTTGCCTCCGCCGCATCCAACGCTAACACTAATCCATTCTTTACTATTTGGGGGCCGTATTGCATGTATTATTGTTTACACTATTATAATCCAAATTTTCCTTTTGTAGCATTGTAATTTTGTAATACTTCTGTAGCGGAAAGCGCCCGGTTATACATTTTTAACATTGCACATTTACCATTCACCATGTAACTACCATAACCACTAATTCTTATATCTCCAGCAGTATTATCGAATATCACACCATTAGTTGAACCTATGTTTACATTATTTAAATAAAGTTTATTTATTGTTCCGTCAGACGTTACTACTATATTGTTCCAAGAATTTAATGTAAAACCCGGACCTGATGTAAGACCCGCGCTAGAATTTTTATTGTAGCGTATTAAACCATTCAAATCTGACCACACTTCAAAACCACTGCTTGATTGATATACAAATACGGACCCCCCAACATCATATGCATTAATATATACCCAAATATCAATAGTTGCTGCTGTAAAATTTATATCAGGGATTGATACATAATCATTCGTGCCATCAAATACAATAGCGCCACCAACATCAGAACTATAAGTTGGTCCATTTGTTAATGTTCCATTATTACTATTTCCACTTACATCATAAAATGTTGTTCCTGCTCCAGCATAACTATAATTATTACCAGCATCAAGATTTAATACTAATCCTTGTTGTACAATTGTATTTGCAAATTTTGACTTTTGAGCTTCGTAATTTTGTAATACTTCTGCGGGACTTAATCCTCTATTGTATATTCTGGCAACCGCTACAATTCCATCATAATGAGAATAGTTTGCAGTTCCTCCACCGTCTACTTGAGCTTTAGAAATTCCAATATTACCTGCGTCTGATGCAAGTGATGAATTATACTCTTGAGTTGCAGCGTCAACTTCATGATAAAGAGTTCCGTTTATATAAAGTTGTAATTTATTTGCGCCATAATTATTGACCATTACGCAATGATAATATTGGTTTAACGCAAATGGGTAACCATTTGTGCTTCTGTAAGCGTCATTTCCTCTAATGAATGCATATAAACTAAAAGCATCTCCCGTAGGGTAACCATACCATAAAAGCCCTGCACCTGAATAATGACCAGCGCCAAATAAAAATCCTACTCTATAGGTGTTTCCAGATCCATTTGCTGGAGAAACTGCGGTTGGAAATTTATTCAATTTAGTCCAAACTTCATATGTAAAATTGGATAATGCTGGTGTAGATGTAATTGGTAAAGAAGTTAATATAGTATCATTTAAAGTTTGAGTAAAAGAGAATGTTCCTTTGTTGTAAAAATCATAATCTGGCATATTTGCCACAGTTCCGTTGCCTAACAATCCATTATTATTATTGTTACTCAAATCAACTATACTTCTATCAGTATTAGATATACCCCATTTTTGTCCAAGATATGTGTGGACTTGTTTTAATTCTGTAGCACTTAATGCTCTATTAAAAATAAGGATTTCCGCAATTTCGCCGCTCCAATATTCTCCGCTTGATGACCCTGAATCGTATGCGCCCACTCTATAACCTCTTGTATTTGTTAATGATCTTGAATTACTTGTTTGAGAAGATCCATTTAAATACAATGTTTCTGATCCAACGGATGAAACATTTGTAGAAAACAAGTACCAGACATTTAAAGATATTGGATTGGAAGTATAAACAGTAGACCAATTGCCAAGTTTTCCAGAAGAAGCTTGTTGATATAAATAAAAATCAGCACTTTGGACATAAGGTGTAGATGAAATAATAACTTTTTCGCCAGTAGCCGATGATTTAACTATAGTAAAAGCAGTATAACCATTTGCAAGAGTCAAAGCACTGGTCCCATTTAAAAAATCATTTGTGCCGTCAAAATTTACAGTTTTTCTACTATTTTGGAACGTACTTCTACTTGGTTGATTTCCGACAGTTGCTTGCGATGAATGATTATTTAATCCACTTTTGTCTCTCCATTGACTCACTATAGTTCCAGAGCTATAACTAAAAGTTGTATCATCAGCAGCATCTAACCAAACCAACAATCCATTTTTTACAGGTAAATCAGTTGGATATGATTTATTTTGTGATGCATCTAAACACATCACTAAACTATCCGTAATAATTTTTGGTGAATATTGTAAAGCCATATATTATTTTCCAAATCTAAATTTTTGTGCGTTGTAATTTTGTAAAACTTGAGCGGCAGATAAGTTCGTATTGTAATACATGAAATTACTCAAATTACCCGTGAAGGTTCCTATCCAACTACCTCCAAAACCATTTACTAAATTTGAAGGGCCGCTTACAGTAGAATCAAATGAAGCTTTTTCTACTACGCCATCTAAATAAATTATCATTGTGTTAGCGGTATTAACAAAGACTGCTTGATGCCAAATATTATCTAAGATATTTGTAGTTCCATTTTTAAAGTAAAATCCACCATTATAATGATAATATGTAAGAGTCGTACCTGTTGTTCCCATTATGCAATACACAGGGCCACTTCCCATGTGAGATAGGAATGGATTGTATGTTGTATTAGTTGTGGTTCTAAACCAAAATGCACAAGTCCAAGAATTTGCGCTAGGCAATGAAATACCAGTATTTCCAGTAGGACTTCCTATTGAAGCATAGTATAGAAAATATTGACTACTTGCAGAAGCTAAACCAAAATTTTTAGGTTCGGTTGAAACATAAGAAGGACTGTTTGTTAATTGAAAATAATTACCATTACCAGTTAAATCATTAAAAGTTGTTCCACTTCCAATATAACTAGAATAAATATCTGTATCCAAATATGCAGTTAATCCTGAAGTAATTATATTAGGCAAATTAGAAAATTCTGTTTTTGACGATTCGTAATTTTGCGATACTTCAGTTGTAGTTAATGCTTTTCCATATATCTTACAACCAGCAACATAACCATCTAAAAATCTTCCAAATCCAGCAGCACCTTCAGATCCTATTCCTAAATAATTTGTAAGAAGCAATGTCCCCAAAGCATATGTGACCGAAGATGTTTTATCTAAAACTCCATTCAAATACCATCTTATATATGAACCATCAAAAGTTACAACAACATGATTCCATGCGTGTCTTGTTACCGAAGTCGTACTTGGTAAATGACTTCCTCCCACATTACCTCCTGATCCAATTAAATATGTATTAAATTTTCCATTGCCGTCAATTGATAAATAAAAATTGCTATTAGCAATCATTATTGTGCCTAAATCAGTTCCCGATGTTCCATAAAATGTAAAACTATTTGGCTTAACCCATGCTTCTAATGTAATTGTTGTAGTTATCACAGAACTCATCCAAGAAACAGAGTCTGCAAAATAAAAATTACTTTGAAGCGGAGATCCTGTTGCATTTGCAGGATTTACTCTATAAGACTTATCAAGAACAGGAATATTATTGTTCTGGCATGTCGCTAATTTGCCAAAAATTAAATCTCTATTTATTAATGTAGTTTGTTGAAGTGGAATTCTCCATTTATTAGACAAGTAATTATGAATCTGAGATCTTTCAGTTGTAGATAATTGTCTACTATAAATAATTAACTCACAAATATCACCATAATATGGACCTGCCAGTCCTGTGGTTCTTGCTCCCATATACAAATTAAATCCAGACCCTCCTATTGTTATTGTTTGCGTACCAACATTTGATTGATCTGATCTAGCCTTGCCATTTACATAAATTACATTTGTTCCACTTCCCGCATTTGTATGTGAAAATGTTAATAAAGTTGGAGATCCTTGTAAAAAGTCTGAAGTTGCATTTGGACTGGTTAATGGAAGTATTGAATATGGCGATCCACTACTATTCCAATATACCCACAATGTTCTTGCAAAATTTGAACCGTCTGGATCGTTAACATTAAAATGAAAATTATTTGTATTAGTTCCATTCCATATAGTAAATGGATACTGATAATTATTGGTACTTATGTCACCTTTCAAAACTAAAAATATGGTAAATTCTGTATATGATGTAGTAAATGCGCCATATATATAATCTGCTCCATCAAATCTCATTGTATTTCTACCATTCATGCCAGCAAGCACAGACAATGGTTCATTTGCAAGCGTTAATCCACCTCCTGTTAATACTAAATTACTAGCGGATTTATCCGCCCAAAATCTTACATTTCTAGTAGACGTTTCGGTTGTGATTGTGGATAAATCATCAGCGTCAAACCAAGTAATACAATTGCTAATTTGTTTAGGAGTTTTAATATATCCAGTGCTAACTGTAGGATCTAAAACAAAAGCTAGTGAAGTTTTTACTATTTGCGGCCCATTATTTACTGTACTCATATTTTATATTCCATAAGTTGTACGGGTTGCATTGAAATTTTGAGATACTTCTGCGGCAGTTAATGGTCTGTTATAAGCCTTTGCACTTGATACAATGCTATTACTAGCATAATCTGTAGACGCTGCTCCAATATAATATGGAGTAGCTGATGCGTATTGCCTTAATTGTTTTGTTAACGTTGCGCTGTCCCGCAAAACGTTATTTACATATAAATATCTCATAGCATTTTCCACATCAGTTACAAAAACACCATGATACCATACATTTAAACTCAACGTTACGCCTAAAGCCGTATTTGTTACATCATTATACCATGTAGTTGTATAAATAGCATTTGGAGTTCCTTTATCATGATAAAATCCACTATGGTATCCTTGTCTTCCAAAAAAATATCCTCCATATAATCCCGGCGGAGTTCCCAATAATTTAAACCAACATTCATATGTATGACTATTGTTGCTTAAATTATCCAATACAGAATTAGCTACTGGAGTTGTTATAGCTCCTTGAGCATTTGCATTAAAATAATATCCTCCACTATCAAATGCTATAGCCGTACTAGTAAGATCAATATTATAATTATTTCCACTTATATCTAATAAACCACCACCACCAATTTTATAATTTGAAAATCTATTCATTTGTGATAATGGGCCAAATGATAAACTATTAATTACGGCGTTATTACTCCAAAAAGAACTATCTAAATACAATGGTCCAGATCCACTTCTTGCGACAGTCCTTTTTAAAACACCATCCATATAATAATTTATATTTGTACCATCATATATAATTTCAAAAATTGTAGATGTCGTATATGTTGAATTACCAAATGTTACAGGATTTGCTCCAGATTCATATATAGCAGTATAACCGGGACTATCAAGATAAAACGCATAATCTAAATATGTATAATCTACACCTATAGATGGATCACTATTTAAACCTATCATTACTGCTGCTGTAGTTTGCGACAATTTAAAACTTACATAACATGGAACAGAATACCCTTCTGAACTATATACTCTAGCAGTATTCCAACCATTACCCACTGGATTTTTTGTCATTGTGGTATGACCACTTGTACTAGTAACATTATATAAATTTGGAGTCCAAAGAACAGGCACAGTAAATGGAGTTGCATATGATTTAGCAGTTTCAACTTGTATACAAGCAATTTGACAAACCATACTACCAGCATTTTTATTGCCGAATTCTACACCCATTAATCCAGCGTTTGTAGAATTTGCGCTAAATCTCTGCCATTTATTGGTTAATGTTACGGTATTATTTATCGAACTGCCATAAAAAGCATATCCTAGAGCAGTATTGCCGCTTAAACTTCTTGCATAAAAAGAAATTCTATATGTTCCATTTGGCGCAAAACTGTTATTTCCATTACCTTGTTTTGGATAAATAATTAATCTATTTGATTCTCCAACCCATGCTCCTGTAGCAACAAGAGTATAATATTCAGGAGCGTAATATACTTGTTTATTTCCTGAAACTACTAAATCAGGTATTCCAGACGTAGTAGAAGTAATAAAAGATGTAGAATGATTTATTTCTTTTTGTAAATACGCTACAGGTATACTAAAAAAATTCATTGCAGCTTCTCCTAAGAAACTGCCATTATATTCACGGTTATAATATAACTGTAAATCTTTCTTTACTATTCCTCGGTTGGCATGTTGTACGCTCATAGTTTTTCCTCCACTATTAATTTCGCAACATCTTTTCTTTCGGCAGTAAAATCCCAATAAAATTCAACATCTTTAGATTTTTCATACCAAGATTTATCATACTTAACAGTAAATTTATTATCGTGTATAATTATATTTTCTATATAAAGTATTTTCGCGCATTTTATAACCGTTAATTGTATATTCACCGTTTCTTCGTCTATTAAAGATTTTACATAATCAGGAAGAAATATTTCGGCGCGATTTCCTTTTGTTTTTCCTTTGCCAGTTAATCTTACTCCATGATATGGAGATTCAAGAGATCCGTATACTAAATCATGTTGTGGTTTAGTTGGATGAGGTATTCTAAATGATTTTGTTGTTGCTGAAAATGCGCCAGTGTTTGGATTATATCTAATTTTTGTACTAGCTTTTAATGCGGTATTGCCAGTAATATTCGCGCCAAAATATAAATAATATGATGAATTTGTTGTGTCGTCAGTTGCTATAGCTACATTTGCGGCGTTTGTTGAATTTGTTACTGCGCTTGCATCTATAATTGAAGCGATATTTGCTCCGGTTAATTCGCTTACAACTCCAGCATCAGAAGTTAATCTTCCTATTACAACAGGGCCAGTAACATTTTGTATTTTAGAGAAAATAACTGCTGAATTTGTAATTGCAGTAGCATTTCCACTTGAAGTAACAGGGCCAGTTAAATTTGCATTTGTTGTTACGTTGCCAGCAGTTAAATTAGCAGCAGTTCCATCACAATTTGTAAGAGTACCACTAGTTGGAATACCTAAAGCTGGAGTTACTAAAGCTGGACTTATTGATAATACAACAGATCCAGTTCCAGTTATAGAAGCAAATTCATCATATTCTACATCCCAATCTGCCGCAGTAGTTAAAGTAATTCCTACGCATAAACAATTAACAGAAACTCCAGGAATTACCGTTATCACTAAATTACCTCCAGAAGAATTTACTGTTAAAAGACCAGTGGAAGCATTTTCTATAACATAACTCATTCCAGCTACTAATGTACTTGTAACTGGCAAAGTAATCGTTTGAGTAGTTGATCCTGTAAATCTTTGATAATGATTACTAGATGCAGTTAATGTAGTAGTTCCAGCAGCCGTAGCCGTGGTTGTATAACCCATTTTAATATTGCCAATAACTGGAGTAGTTAAAGTTATACTACTAGGAATATCTGCTGAGACAATTGCTCTGAAAGATGGAGCGCCAGTAGAACCATTTGGAGCAGCAAAGAATGTATTTGTAGTTGCTGTTGTTACTCCAGTGCCGCCATTTGCTACTAAAACTGTTCCTGTAACATTTGTAGCGTTACCTACAATATCCATCGTTTTACCATTTAGCATAGCTGCTAATGTAGTCATACTAATTTCAAGAGGAGCTTGAGCAGCACTGGAACTACTATTACCTAAAACTGTACTAACTGCAATATTTTGTATTTTAGCAAGAGTAACAATACCAGCAGGAATATCTTCTGAAGCCATCAATCTAAATGTCGGAGCGCCAGTAGAACCATTTGGTCCAACAAAAAATGCATTTGCAATTGTAGTGCCGATTCCAGTGCCACCATTTGCTATAGGAACTATCCCACTTAAAGAAATAACAGGTGCATTTCCTGCGGTGGCCTCAAGAGGAGTAGATGCAGTTACGCTTGTTACTGTGCCATTTCCAGTTCCTGCACCGATATCACTTCTAACTTCTGCGGCAGTTCTTGAAACTAATACACCAGTTGCACCAGTACTTAAAAATATTGTGGCGGCAGACCCAGAAGCTGATATGCTGCGAATTCTAGCAGTTCCATTTACATCAAGAGTATCAGTAGGACTTGTTGTTACTATACCAACATTGCTATTTGACGTAACTAAAATTGAGACTTCTTTGATTGAGAAGTTAGAAACAACTGCTGTCATAGTGCCGCTTGTCCAGGAAAATCCAAGACCAACGAACGCAGCATTGGCTGTAGCTACAAAACGATAAATCGTATTAGATACTGGTGAGCTTATTATTGATTGTACAGGTACAGAGGGAGAGCTTAACACTGTCGATGTTACCCAATCTAGTGTCGCGCCATTGGTTACGACCATTGTCGCGGAAACTTCATAAGACTTACCTGAAACAATAGTAGCAGCAAAATAGCCATACCCTTGGTCTGCATTATCTGTTCCTGTAAAACCTGTTGCGCTTGCACCCGTAAAAGTAACGAATTCTCTATTGCCGCCACCCGTACCATTAACGGCAGTTGTCGTATTAAGGCTTCCGGTTCTACCTGCGTCTAAGCTTCCTCTTAAAAACGTTGTACCATTAACGTCTAAAGTGGTCGCAGGGCTTGTTATACCTATACCTACACTACCATCATTGGTAATTCTTATTCTTTCACTGCTATTAGTTCTGAATTGTAAATAATTACCACTATCAACTGCTATTTGAAGATTATCACTATCTACTCCAATTAAAGCTTTTCTGGTGCCATTATATTTGTATTCCATTCTACCATCACTGGTAGTTGAAGTATCTAATGTAATAGCCGCACCCGCAGATTTTACTCTCAAGCCACCAATTACATCCAATTTAGCACCAGGAGTTGCCGTTCCTATACCCACGTTACCAATTCCATGAGGAGACAAAACTATGTGACCATTATTTCCATTTGTTGCTAAAGTTAAACTATCAATGCTAGTACGAATAGTTTGCGCGCCATTTGATTCTAAAATTCCAGCACTAGTTATTTTCCATCTTTCTGTTTGTGAGCCATTACCAGTATAAAATTTTATACCGCCGGTATTAATAGATTCAATCAATGCATAAACGGTTGTTTCAGAACCAATTGCTAATGCGGCTGCGCCGCCTGATTTTTGTAGAGATAGCGTGTTACCAGAAGCATTGTATACTTGCAATGTTCCATTCGTAGGACTTACTGTTCCTATACCGACATTACCTTGAACAATCAATCCATTAGTTGGCGCTGATACATTATAAGTTGAATCTCCAATACTCGCCGACCCAATTACACTTAATTTATTTATTGGGCTATTTGCGCCTAAACCAACTTTATTATTTATAACTACTAAATCATTTTGTCCATATTGTCCCGCGACGATTCTATCATCTGCAAATACTTCAAGCACGGGAAGTCCCGCGCTGTTATTTACACTCATTAAACTATCACTAAGATCATCAACAACGCTAAACAACGTTCCATTTGTGCCATCTGCTCTAAGTAAAGCCGCACCAGATGTTGTAGAATTAATATGTAACTTAGCAGCAGGAGCAATTGTTCCAATACCAACATTACCATCACTAGCAATACGCATTCTTTCTGTAGAAGAAACATAAAAACGATGTCCCCCATCTAAACTGTTATATCTACCAGCGCCTCCATTTTGTTCCAATCCAATATATAAATCAACGTTTCCACTTGGGTCTAAATATTCAGTTCCAGAAAAACCAGTAGATGATAAATTTTTTATTCTTAGAACAGCAGCAGAAGTTAAATTTTCTGTTACTTCAAGTTTGGTACCAGGAGTTAATGTACCTATACCAACATTTCCATTTAATAATGTATATCCAGTACCGCTCGGAGTTAAAACAACATTTTGATTAGATCCTCCAGCAGTTATTGTTAATCCACTTGAACCAGTTATATTTCCAACAGATGTTAAATTTCCACTGACATCTTGCGTTCCATTAAAAGTTTGTCCCCAAAAAGTATGTGGTGTAGATAAACTTGCAGCAGATCCAGTCACACTTCCATTTATAGCATTTGTAACTGTTAAATTAACTAAAGTTCCAACACTTGTTAAACTTGAATTAACAACTGAACTTCCTAATGTAGTTGCATCTAAAACTCCAACGTTATTTATTTTATAAGTTTTACCAGTAACAATATTTAAATTTTCAGAACTTGTCCAAGATGAAGTCGCATTAAGCCAATTGAAAGTTTTATCTGTAGCTCCTTTTAAAGTTATTCCGCCGGTATCGGCGGTAATATCTGTTGCGCCGCTAACACTAAAAACAATACTTCCTGTTGTGACGTGAACAGGAGACACTGTAAATTGAGTAGAACTAACTATACTAGCGATAATTGGATTTGTTCCAAAAGCTCCTGTACCAGTAGTTTTAGTTAATGCTTGACCGACTATCAATCCACTTGTACTGGCTACATTAACTATATTACTAGTAGCAGTTATATCTGAAGTAGAAGATAAAGATGCGATAGCTATTACCGCGCCCAATTCAATATTTTTATCATCAACAGATAGAGTACTTGAATTAATGGTAATCGTAGTGCCATTGACTGTTAAATTACCAGATACAATTACATCATCTTTAAAAGTTTTACTTCCACCGAAAGTTTGAGCGCCAATAGAAACAGCACCAACAACAGTATCAGATGCGTTTGGCAATCCAATAGAAATTGCGGCAGATCCATTATAACTAGTTCCAGTTAATGGAGAACTAATGGTCAACGCATTTGTAACTGAACCAGCAGTTGTAGCACTTCCTACGCTTAATGAAGATTGACTTGCCCAAGTTGGCGCACCAGCAGCACCAGAAAGCAAAACTTGACTTGCAGTTCCAGCCGCGCTAAAAGCTGTTGTGTTTGCGGCTGATTGATATGGAATTTGTCCAGCTATTCCCCCCGCAAGATTTGTAGCTCTAGATACAGCATTTGTATCTATAACTGTAACAATGTTCGCCCCAGTTAATTCTTCAATTTCTCCAGATAAACTAGATATTCTTCCTAAAACTCTAGCAGTATTAGCGACGTATTGTATTTTAGCATAAGTAACAATACCAGTAGGAATATCCTCCGTGACCATCGCTCTGAAAGATGGAGCGGCAGCAGAACCACTAGATGGTCCGACGAAAATCGTATTTGCGTTTGCTGTCGCGACTCCTGTTCCACCTTTTGCAACTAAAACTATGTCCGTTACGCTTGTAGCAGTACCGACAATGTTCATTGTCTGATTGCTTAACATTGAAGCTACAGTTGCAACCGATAAAGCAGCAGGAGCGCCCGCAGAGCTTGGAGAGCTGTTGCCTAAAATTGTAGACCCACCAATATCTGCTAATTTACCAAGAGTTAATGCGGCATCTGCTATTGTAATCGTAATTGTTTTATCAGCAGAAGCATTTGCTGTAAAAGTAGGAGTCGCGCTAACTGAAACGCCGCCACTTCCAGCTAAAGTTAAAGTGTTATCGTATACAGTAGGAATCTGAGAAGTTGTAGCTAAAGTACCAGAAGTTGGAAGAGTTAAACTTGTATTACCAGTAGTTGTAAAAGATAAAGAAAAATTTCCAGCAGTAGTAAAACTATTTGCTAAAGAAATAGCTTTACCATTTATTAAAATATTACCAGTTCCTTTAGATATTAAATTTAAACTAATATTTGCATCGTCTCCAGTTGCTGAAATCGAAGGAGAAACAGTAGTCGCCGCATTGCTTATTGTTAACTCATTTACAGCACTTGTAACAAGCGATGGAGATTTAATTAACTCATTATCGTTTGCATCGAGAATAGAAGCTAATAGCCGTAAATTTTGAGTCCTAAATGCCTGTGCCATTTTATTATATTACACGTTAAAAGGTTGGAGATGCGATAATTACATCAAGTAAATATCTATCACTTGTTGATATTGGGGCGGAAAACATTATAGTTGCACTTGTGGTTGTAGGAACTCCAGAAATTATTGTTGCGTATAAATCTGAGTTCGTAATTTCCGCAGCAGTTCCAGTTGCTCTAATATTCGGATTTATTATAGGAGTTCCGCTTACGGCGTTGTAAGTTATTATTTTATAAGAGTCTGCCGCGCTTAAAGAATATGATTTAGCATTAAATGTATATTCAGTAACTGGTTCATATCCACTTATTCTAATCGCTTTAAAAAATCCAGTACCATTTACATTTATATTATATCCTTGAACGTCAATAGCTTGAGAAGGTATTGTTGTTCCGATTCCAATTGAACTTCCGCTTTTTAAATAAAGTATACCACTGGCCGCTGATCCAGAATTATAATAAATATTTGAGCCGGAATTATAATAAGTTTTTGAAGTAGATTTAGCATATAAACTTCCTTCAAGATCAATATATGCGCCAGTTTTTATTCTTAGATAAGAGTTATTATCAAACAATTCATAAGAGCCGCTATTAAAATCATTATGAGAAGACGCTTTAAAAGACTGATAAGCTCCATTTATAACTGAAACATTATTAGATCCAGAAATGTATAAATCATTAGAAAATACACCGCTACCACTGAAATTAAATAAACTTGATGATCCGAGATTTAAAGTTTGATTAACAATGAAATTTTCAGCTTCACCAGTTCTATTAATTTTTGTATATCCAGAAAGATTAGTAGGAGTTAAGAAATCTTGTTTAGATCCAGAAAAAATAACTGCTCCAGAAGTAAAATTAACTCCGCTAGTTAAATTAACATTTCCGCTGAAATTACTTTGTCCAGCGGCGTAAACAGTTCCAGTAAAATTTGAAGTTCCTGAAAATCTATTGTCGCCTACGAAATAATTATTAGTAGATCCTCCTGCACTAACACCAAATACGTTATTTCCTAATAAATTAGTGTTGCCATTAAAGGTAGAAGCACTAGCTCCTACGGTAAAAGTATTATTAACAACTACTGCGCTATTAAAAGTAGCAGTATCAGTAAAAGTAGTTGGATCATTAAATGTCGCCGCGCCATCGGAAGTAAAAACCCCAGAAACAGTTAAATCCTTTTCAAAGTATCCCGTTTTAAATGTTGAGATTCCTGAAACCAAAGAATCGCCACTAATAATTAAATTTTTATATCCAGTTATATTTCCAGAGAATTTCGCGCCAGAATAAAAAAGAGCTTCTTGTATAAAAGTAACATCATTAGCAAAGCTAGTATCGCCGCTAAAATTAGCTTTACCAGTAACAAATAAATCTTTATATATAGATACAGAATTTGCGCCAGTTGCGCCAACACCTAAAAACCCCGTAACGTAACTTCCAATCTGTTCGACTTTTATCTGCTTAAGACCTATTAAACTCTGCGGCATAAATTAAATTACACTATATATATCGAAAAAGGCCATCATTTCTGACGGCCTTTCGCTTTTTGTTTATTATTTTTGTTATCGACCTTCAGATAGTATCTTTAAAACTTCTCTTGAGATCTTTGGATCAGGAACTTTCGTTTCGACAGGTCTTTTATATCCATTAACATGTTTTCTAAATTCAGACATTAAAGTCTTCTTTAGTAGTGATGTATTATCAATTGGCACTAATCCTATTTTTGAAGCGTGACTCCAAAGATCAGTTTTATTCATTTGGTTGATCTTATCTGAGTATGCATCCTCATCTAAAGTTCCATATTTAGTTAAACCTTCATCTCCCCAAATTTGATCTAATGTAGAAGGAGTAAATTTTTGTTCCATACCATGAGATTGAGATAATTCTTCTATCTTTTTCTTCTTAGCCATACATCTTATTATAGAACCTTTATATTTATAAACAAAAAAAATCGGGAAGGATTTCTCCTCCCCGATTATGAAAAGACTAACTATTAGGCATCAACTAGTGAGATACCAACGATAGCACGGGCATCCAAGCACATACGGCCTTCTTCAATGAAGCCATAGAATCCAGTCTTATCAATTCTGTTATTGTTGAATTGATCGTCTGGGATAGCAGTGAATGTGCCGCCGCTCTCAGCTTGACGAGCGACAGGACGGATAAATGCACCCTTGCTGTTGTCGATACCAATGATAACTTCATCAGCAGAAGCAGAGAAGTCAGCATTTCCAGCGACATTTCCAAGGTTGTTTGAACCAGCGAGGAATGTACCGAACAAGGTATTGTACTTCTTACTAACACCAAGTTCAAGAAGTTCAGTGAGGTTAATTCCAAAGATTGAACCAGCACCAGCAGCGCGATAGATTTCTTCACGAACACCTTCAGGCAATTGAGGAGCAGAAGCACCTGTTACCAATGGGGTGAAGGAGAAAGCGCGAATACGTTGCATAACTTCAGGAGACAAATAGAGGTCAGTTACACCCTTGCTGAACGGAGCAGCAGGAGTACCACCATCATAATCAGAATTGATACGCTTCATGCGGGTCATAAGAGCGTTCAAGTCAGCTAGTCCGAATGTAGTTGTAGCGCTTGTGATAACGTGCTTTAGAGCGGAACTACCTTTTGGAGTAGTAGAAGCGGTGGCGAGAGCCTTCAAAAGAACGGCCCAAGCATTACGCTCTTGCTTAACTAGAACTTCGTTAGCCATACGCTCTACAGCCTTGCTAACGATATCTAGACGTGAACGGCGAGCGTAGCGCTTCATGAAGCTAACAGCGCTGTCCAAACGATAGGTTGAGAACTTAACTTCTCCACCACCAGATATCTCTGAGGTTGGAAGACCACCGGCTGTATTTTGAGCGTAGACGGTTACATAACCAGAATTCTCATTGTAATATAGATCGAGTGGGTATGAAGGACTATCATCTTCATCATACTCAGCATCGGTATAAACAGTGCTGGCAGTACCAGCCTTGTATAGAAGTTGTTGAACGACAGGTCCGAGGAAAGCCGCGAAAGCTTCTTGAGCCTCTCTAGCAACAATAGCGTTACGAGAACCCATAGCCTTGATTAGCTCAACTTGCTCGGGTGTATTTTTTAGTTTAATTTTCATATATTGAATTCCTTAAATTAATTTTTAGCTTGTTAATTAAGCGACAGATGTCTCAAGGAATGAGGTGAAGTTTAGGAGAGCTAGAGTGCAACCATTTGCATCAGCAGCACCCAAACAGATGCCGACTTGCTTGGCTCCACTTACAGTTCCGATTGAAAGATTACCAGCACCAGAGGTGTGAATCTTTGAACCGGCAGCAGGAGTTCCATTAATTCCGCTCAAAAGGAACATTCCCTTTGTAGCGATAGGAACAGTTTGTCCAGGAATTACAGCGCCGAGTTCGGCAGCTTTACGAGGATTAAACTTGAGGGCTTCGCCATTTTCATCAAGATTCTTAATGTCTTGAAGAAGAATTCCGATTGGGACATCAGTTTGTCCACAAAGGGTAACTGTGGCAGGAACGTTAAATCTTGGAGAAACGACGTTTCCGAAAGAAGCTCCGATCTCTGAATCAAGAGTCAACTCATCAGTCGCCTTCCATCCAGATTCGATCTTGACTACAATGCCTTTAGTGGCAATAGTAGCAGTAGTTAGGTCTGCGGTGCTATATCCGAACAAGCCGAGTACGTCATGTTCGCTTACTTGTCTAAATGGTCTTAGTGTAGCCATATTTTTTCCTTATATATATTTTGTTTGTTTGTTATAGTTGGATATCAAATCCTTCTACGCTAAAAGCCTTCTTGTATTTATCAACAAGACTTTCAGAAGCTTGACTAGAGTTGGGAATAGCATTGTCAGTGATGACAGCGTTATCGATGGCATTTTCAACTGCATCCAAAACTTCGGAAGCGTTGACGGAAGCCATTACTTGACCCTTTTCCGTTACCTCTTGTACCACTGGAGCGGGCTTTTTGCCCTTAAGTAGTACATTCATCTTCTTCTTATAAGCAGCAAAAGCGTCTTCGCTCATTTCGGAGATATCTCCAGCGATGATTTCGCGCTCTTCAGAAGAAAGTTCAAACTCACCATCGAAACCAGTCATTCTTTGGTTAAAGAGTTCTTGCTTTGCTTTAGCTTCATTTTCTTTTTGAATTTCTGCTAAAGCTTGATTTACTTTTTCATATTCAGCCTTCAATGTCTCAAGATCTTTGGACAACAATTCGGCCTTTTCGATAGAAGCTTTAACGGCCTCTTGTGATTGGTTCTTCTCTACTTCAAATTGATCTGAGGCTTTTTTAATTTCCTCAGTAATGAAATCAGAGATAACTGACGCGGAAACCTGCTTGAGGTTTTCGTCAGTAATATCAGAAATGCTATTAATCTTCATAACTTTATTATTATTATCTACAGTATTTTTATTATTTTGTGAAATATCTTTTTGTTCTGTCGCCTCAGAAGCTCCGACTTTTACGTCTTGTTCAGACTTAATTGTCAGAATTCCTTTGACATCAGCGGCAGGAGTTTCGGTTATACCAACTCCAAGAGGAACAACTTTGTCAATAATTTTGCGATATATTTTTTTACCGCCATCTGTCATTCCGCTACCGCCGAAAGCTTTTAAATATCCTTTATATTTTTCGACTTGATCTGGATCAGAAATAACTTCCGCAGAAGCTATATTCTTTTCATTATTGTCAAGTAATATAAGGTTATAATTAGAAAATCCTAATTCCCAAGAAGTAGAAATAGATAGATAATCTTCGCTTGAAGGATCTGAAGAATTTTCTACTAATTTAGTAATTCTGGGATTAACAACTTTCCATAATACGCCGCCAAGAGTAATATTAAATGGTCCGTCCATTTGAGAAACTTCTTCTTCTGACAATGGACGATCTGTGCCAAATTCACTAAAACCAGCTTTTAGAATTGTGCCAATAACTTTTTCTCTATTATGTTCGATGTTAATTGGTTTATTTATAAAGTTTTTATAAATCTCAACGGCGGTTTTAGTGTCAATTACATCATTATTCCTATTAACTCTGTTGGCGACACACGCGTTAAATGCGATTGGCAAAAGATCAATATTTGTCGCTGAATCTATATCAGGAACAAATGCGCCAATTTTCTCTAAACTAGCAATAGCCAAATTAATATCAAATTCTTCTGAATGAAGAGTTTTGATTTCTGAGCTAAAAATTGATTGAAACGGAAAGTCATTCATATTATTTTAAAATTTAATTACCATTGAACTTGATCGTATCTTTTTTGATATTCTTTTTCGTCTTCTGAAAATCCGTTGCCTCCACCATGCTCTTTTTCTTCTGGATTAATTTGCTCAGTAATTTTTTTAAGCTTTTTAAGAACTTCAGGCGAAAGAGTAGAAGGATTAAATTTTTTAGGATCATATTTTCTTAATTGATCTTTTGTCTTAGTTAATACGTCGCCTATTTTATAAGCAGAGCCATCATTAGTAACTTTATATTTTACTACTTTACCCATTTTATTAGGCAAGTCTTCTACTGATTGAACGATTCCCTCGCTTCCGTAATGATCACAAGAAGGATTAATGTTCTTAACCATCGCGCCATTTTCATAATCGTCTTCCTCATCTTGCATTTCGCCATTATCATCAGCGTTAGAATATTCATCTTCTTTATTAAACATAACATAATTATGAATCATCAATACATAATCTTCTGTAATAGCAATTCTACCTTGTAAAAATGATTCAGTTAAATTTTCTTTAACATTAGGATCTTCTATATTATTTAATATTGCAGTTACATGAGCTTGTATAGATCTTAAAGAGCCAATTGACATTCCAAGAAAATCGCCTTTATATTCATCTAACTCTTCTGAATCATCTTGTACTTCTTGAGCTTTAGATAAATCAGGCCAAATTTTAAGCAATTCAGCTTGATCCCAGAAAGTTACTCCATCCCATTCGCCTTCTTCAGCTTGAGCTTTTTTTAAAGCGTCTTGTTTGGGAAAATCTTTATCTCCAGGTTGGGCAGGTTTATAATTTTTGCCCATTTTTTCTTTTTTCTTTTGGATATTATACCAAAGACCTTTATTAGCTTCTGATTCTACAATAACTGAACCTTCAACTGGCGCGCCAGCTCTCCATTGTCTGCATGACCAATATTTAGCTTTCCACTTAGGGCCGGGATTTTTGTCGCAACCATGCCTTGCTCTAAAACTTTTTCTTCTAGCAGGATCATCTCTCTTGATCTCCATGTTTGGATCGCCAAAATTTACTTTGACGACATTGCTCTTTTCGTTTTTTACATATACAGAAAACTTCTTAGGACCACTGGGAGTTCTAAAAGGCTTGTTCAAAGTCTTTTTCTCGTTAGCAGCTAAAGATATTTGACTAGAAAAATCTAGTTCTACAGAATTATTATAGTTCATACCAGAATTTGCTTGAGTTGTTTTCTTCGTCTAAATAAAGTTCTTCTACATTTTCAAAATCATAATTCAAATCATATTCTTTTATATCAATTTCAGCTTGAGCAAAATCTACATCTTCTAATTCCCAAGAATCTGATATATCAATAGAAGCCGAACTGCGAGCAACATCAGAATCAGCTTTTCTGTAAGAATCTTTAACAGATTTACCCGCCATCATTCTCAAAAACATATTCACCCGCGCCGCAGCCCAACCGCCTCTAGTCATTCCCGGTCTATGAGAAGAACTAAATGCACCAGCGCCTCTGCGATATACCTTTTTTAACTGAGTTAAATTAACTTTTCTAGAATGATTAGAGTTATGATCTTTTACTTTGTTTTTGAGCATCTCTATAACTTTAGTTGAAAAAGTTATTGCGTCACCGCTTGTTCCAGCAGATCCAGGCTTATTTTTAGAAGACCCTTTCTTTTTCTCAGAAGGCTTAGATGGAGTTTGCGCCCCACTTTTTGGCCCAGATCTTTTAGCTTCTATTTCAACGTCAAGTTTCTCTAATTTTGGCAATACAAAATTTTCTCCAGAGATAATAACGTCTTCAACGGGAGATTTAATCTCCTGTTTTTTATACTCGATCTCAATTGGATCGTTAAATGCTTCCGAGTTCATTTATTTTTATTATATTACACTAATTTATTAATTATAATTTACTATTTAATAAAATTGACGCCATAAATGGATCAAGCCCATGCTCAACTGCAATATTATTTATCTCGTTTATTCTAGTTGCATTTGAATCTATAGGATTATTACAATATTTTTCGACGTTTTGATCCCAAGATTCCGAGACTTCATTTGCTATAATTATTTTAGAAATCTCTTCAGCAATTTGTTTTTGACTATCATTTAATTTTTTCTTATTATGCTTCTTCTTTAAAAAGCCTTCTACTGAACCTTGAAGCTGCTGAAATTTAAAGATATTTTCTTTTATCTTTGTAAAGCTATAAGCGTTCGTAAAGCTATAAGCGTTTTCTTCAGCTTTAACTTGTTGTTTAATCTTTGTTGTTCCTGCTGGTCTTCCTGCTTCTGGAGCAGATTTAGCTCCGCCAATAATTGGAGCGTAAAGTCCTTCGTCTCTTAAAGTCTTAGCCGCTCTTTGAGATTCGACAGAAGACTCTAAATCTGGAAGCACACCAGTTTCGATTGCCTTGAGAGTTTCTTCTGGAGTAAGAACGCCAAGCTCCAAAAGTCTTGTATAAACACGATTTTGAGTTGTGTTGTCTTTCAAGTTTACTTCTTCAAAATAAGGAACAGGATATCCCCTAAATCCAAGAGCTTTAGATATTCTCTTTATCTCTGGAATTAAAAGGTCATTCAAGAAAGCTTGGCGACCTTGATTTAATCTCGCTAAGAACACTTCTATTTTAGCTTCTTGATTAGAGAATTTTTCTCCTCCGACTAAAATATTATTAAGACCAAGGTTAATGTCGTTATTGACTGTTTCGTATTTCTTAGGATCTAATAAGTCAGCAATCTTAGGAACCACGAATTCAGCTTTAGTAGTATAATCAGCAATAAGAACACGACCAACAGATTCATTTTCAAATAACTTTTGCATCGACTCTAGATTCTTTTGATTGATGCCGCCTTTTTCCGGTTCAGCGCCCATTGTAACCAACAAAATGGCTTGCTGCATTGTGCGAGCAATAGCCATGTCCATCTTCTTTAACTCAGCTTTAAAGTTAATATCTTCAAGAACTGGATATCCCATAGGGACAGCGAAAGGTTCATAATCTTGCTTTTTGTAAAATACAGATGTAAATCTTTCTTGATCAAGAACAATTCTCAAAGAACCGATCTTAGAAGTTTTTATAAGTCTCTGAGTTTCAGCGTCGAAACTATCGAAAATTTGCTGATCTTCTTCTGTGGTAATAACCCTTAATTTGCTTAATTCATATTCGCTAAGAACTTTATAATATTTGCCAGTAAGATAAGATGTACCGCTAGAAAATTGAATATCAACTGGATTTATAATAACGTAACGAACTGGAATTTTAACATTAGAAGTATTTAATGGTCCTTTTCCTAACAATTGAACAAGCCTATTTGTATCTTCTTCTTGCAGAATTCCGTCGAAGCGATAAATAAATACATTTCCTGAACGGTAATATTCTCTAAAAAATCTATCTTGAAAACTCCAAAGATTAATCTTATTAAATAATGCTTGAAAGAAATCTCGCGCTTTTTTTGTTCCTCCTTGGAAATATAAATTGCTAACAGAAAATTCCGTCATCAAATCAATAACGTTTCTAAATTGAGCAAAATTATAATAAGCTTTTTGACATAAAATAGTAGCATCTTTAATGTCAATTGTACTTCTGTCCGCGAAATTAGTACGAGTATATTTAAACGGCATCAATCCGTCATCAATATTTTTAAACTTGTCTGTTCTTTCTATAGATCCAGCCTTGTTTCTTCTCATGCTTGTGTTAGAAGAAGCTGTCGAAACCATCAAAGGCTCTATTTCTTGAGATTTAAGTTTTGATTTCATTTTATCTGATGGCGAGAACATTATATGTTACACTGTTTATAGTTAACTGCTGAACGTACAATTGCCCACTTGGAACAGAGCCTGTACCGGGAATAGACCCAAAAGCTTGAGTATAAAATCCTGTTTCTATATTAAATTTTGCGCCACTCTTAACGGTAAAATTAGAATCTTTATATAAAGTTTCTTTTGATCCGCTCTTGATTTCTAAAAATGAGCCGCTGTTTAAATTAATATAAGATTCATTATAATCTGAAACGCCGCTTAATTGAGCTACGTCAGAATCTGATAATTGCAGTGAATTTCCTCTGAGTATTAAATCATTGCCATTTCCAGATACGTAAACATCATTATAAAAAAATGATTGACCGCTATTAGTTAGTACGGCGTTACTTGAAACCCCTAAAGAAGAAGTTATTACAACTGATAATCCAGTCGTATTTCCTAACAAAGAAACATCTCCTGAAAAAGTTGTTTTTGTAGCGAAAGCTTGACCAGTTCCGCTAAAAATAATGTTTCCACTATTAAATGACACTCCGCTATTGAAATTTGTTATTCCTGAAAAGTAATTTGATCCTCCATGATAATTAATCCCAGAAAAATTAGCATTTCCAGAGAAAATATTATTTCCAATTAGATATGTATTTGTAGTTCCGCCCGCGCTTGTTCCAAGACGCACGTCTCCCAAAGACTGGAAGCTTCCGCTAAAAACCGTATTAACAACTCCGACGCTTAAAGTGTCAGTTACGACTATCGGATCATTAAAAGTAGTTGTGGAATTAAATGTAGCCGCCGCATCAAATCTAGAAGTTCCAGAAAATCCAGCAGCACCAGATACAATAAAAGTATCTTCCATTATAACTGGATTATCGAAAGAAACGTCTCCATCAAATCTAGCAACGCCAGTAATATTTAAAGTTCCTAATCCTGTTATATTTCCAGACACTAACAATCCAGAAGCGATTTGAAAATCTTCTCTAGCGTAAGAAGTGTCTTTTAAATCAGCCGCCCCGCTGACCGTAAGAGAGTCATTAAAGACAGAAGGCTTGGAAGTATATACTGTTGAGCCAGTGCTTGACACTCCTAAAGCTCCAGTTATATAATTTCCAATTTCGCCAGATTTGATCTGCTTTAAACCTATAAGACTTTGCGGCATTTTTATTAATTACACCTTTTTATATCATTCTTGGCGAAAAAGTACACACTTCTTTAATTTTTGATGAAGCTTCAAGTTCAAAATAAAACTTTGTAGCCCAATTTGCTAACATTAAAGTTGTGTAATTATCTTTTCTAGCTCTATTGGGAGACATGTCTCTTTTTAGATGTTGAGGCAAGTCAAAAGACTGAGATCCTTTGGCAGAAGATCTCACTTCTATTAACGCGCACTGCTTTTTCGTTTGATATATGATATTATCTTGGAATTCGATGAAATCTAAAACAGATTCATGCCCGACGTTATCTAAATTAACATGACAAGAACTTTGTATATCAAAAGCTTCGTTGTTAGCAGAAGTTCTAGACGCGAACCAAACTTTTTTATGATCAATGCAAGCTTGCAAGTAATTGTTTGCTTTACGAAGAAAGTCTGTCGTAAAATTTTGTTTAAAGCAAATCGCGCCTTTTTCCACATTATAGTCTCTTGCGGCCTTACGAGTCATAGATATATATTCGTTTCCTTCAAGACAAGTATCAGATTCAAAAAACTCTAAATTGATATTGGATTTTTTAAACAATTCGCTTTCTTTTGCACTATCAATAAATTGATATCCTGCATTATCGATACAAATCATAATCACATTGAAGCTCTTCATCAAATAGTATAAATAAGTAATATGAGACTTTAAATTACCACCAGCAACAGCGTATCCATGAACCAATGTTCCTTGTTTACGTTCTTCGTCTAATTCGAAAACAGATATAGCAAAATAGTCAGAACTTGGGCTATTAGAAAAACTAGGATCGATTCCTAAAATATATTTAGCATTAGATTTTCCTCTAATCAAAGTGTACGGAGCTTCTCCATCTGGAATTGTGCATTCATGCATCTTTTTTGCGCTGAAATATCCATCACTACCATCTGTAAATTGAGCGCAATACTCTCGTAAAAACGAACTATGAGAAGTGCCACCATTTTGAGCTTCCTCAATAACAGTGTTGTCAATCATGTGTTTCGGCAAAGCTTCATAACCCATTTGAGCTATAAAATATTTAGCTTCGCCATCTTCATTAGAATAAATCTTATCATTCCACTCTTTGTAAGTTTTATATAAATTCTCAAATGTAAAAGAAGCTGAAGAAAGAGCTATCATTTTCGACGTGTTTGGAAACACCATTCTTTCTGTTTCAGTCAAATGTCCTTCTTTAATCAAATTATCTTCAATTTCTCTTATCTCCATGCGCTCTTTCATATTTTGAGGAGCGACAAGGAATGGCATCAATACATTTTTAATAATATCTTCAGGCAATAGAAGATACTCGTCTAATAAAAGAATATTGGCGCGAAAACCACGAATCTTTTCTCCATTAAGAGGAATAGCTGTAATGGACCCTCCATTAATTTGCCATTCATATTGATCGTTTCGTTTAGCTTTCACGCCAAAAGCTTGTTGAAGAAGTTCGCCGCCTTTTGAATCGACGATCTTTTCTAAATAATTAAAAATAAAACGCGCAGTTCTAAACGTAGGACCGGCAATTAATATTTTTGTGTTAGGCTCAAATACACATTGAAGAAAACAAAAAACGCTGCCTAAAAAGCTTTTGCCGCAACCACGACCAAGTACATTCAAGCAAAAATTACGATTCATCATTCCTTTGAGAATCATTTCTTGATAAGGAGCGAGTTTTATTCCTGACAACAACTCAGTTGTAAAGCCAATATTGTTTCTTAGAAACTTCGCGAGAGTAATACGAGCTTCTTTATCATCAAGTTCTCCTTTAAGAAGTTTATATTCTTGATTTAGATCAGTAAAGGTTCCTTTATACTTTTCAGGGCAGTAAATCATAACTTCTCTATATCATATAATAGCTGAAGATCGTAATTTAATGATATATCTTTATTGATAAAGATTTTTTCTATTACTCTTACGCATTCTTCTCTACCATCTACAAATAAAAACTGCACGTTCTTGTACAATGTCATTAACGACCGGACTTTGTGGAAGATAAAGTCAGGATTGACTTTTGTGTTTCTAGCAATATACGGAAGATAATTGAATCTTAAACACGTCGCCAAATCATTCTCAACCACCACAACAACAGAACTATTGCTCTCAGCGGCTCTTTCTATCTCTCGGCAAAATCTGTCGTATCCCCCGGCCAAAGTTCCAATAAAGTCTTTAAGCGACTTTCTTTCGATAAAAGTGTTTCCTGATACATCCAAATTCTCAAAACAATAGTCGCCGAAGTTCAACTTCTTTACTTGAGTTAATCTAGAAAACTCTAAAGGCTTTTGTTCTCTTGTGTCTACATAAATGCAATAGTCATCCTTTACTGAATCAATTAGAAGTAAATTTTTTGGATTTAAAAACTTCTTTTCAAAACCATTATTGTCGCAGTAATCATAATAATCACCGATAACGGTCTCTAAAAAGTTAATGCTAGGAATTCCAGAAGACTTTAACTCTACTTGAGAGAATGGATATATAGACTTCTTCTTTTCTTGACGTTTTTGCAGCAACCCTTTGCAATAATCTCCGACCATCTTAGGATCAGAGGTTTTCGCCCATTTTTTAAAGTTTATTTTCGAGTTAAAATCAGAATCAAAGTATTGATCTTTATTCTTGAATTCAATAAGCTCATCAGTTAACAAGTCTTTACGAGGGTAATAATGTTGATAATAATCACCCACTGAAATTTTATGAGACTTTAAATGAGCATGTAGACTTTTATCGTTATCAAAATCTTTATTACAAAATTTGCAATTAACCATTTAATATCTCCTCTTTAGAAATACCTAATATACGGCACTTTAATTCGTCCATGCCTTCTAGCTTAGATATCTCTTCTCCCAAAGTCGCTTTGCGTATTTCAGCCAATTTGATCATCTTTATTCTAGATTCTTCTTCTTTCCAAGCTTGAATAAGATTAACAATACTAGCATTTTGTTTGATTTGACTTCCCAATCTATCAGAACGCTTTGTTTTAAGATCGTTAACAAGTTTTTGCTGACGACCGACGCATTGATTATATTCTTGTTGTGCGGTATTTATAGATTCGACTAAACCCATCGAAATTCTCGCATCGTTGTCCGCTGCTCCTTCTAACAACCTTTGCAACTTCTCAACTCTTCTTTGTATGCTAGAAGCGATAACTACTTCTGACGCTAATATAATATATTGATCTACTTCTTCTTCTGTAAGATCATTTTTATCATATGTATAACGAACGAAAGAACTTTCAAAAAGATCTCTATCTACATTACCATCATAAGAATTAATTTGATGCACGAATCTATAAGTATTGATATACTTTAATAAACATTCTAAATCTCTTTTATGTCTAGAGTTTAAAGTTTCGCGTTTTAAATTTAAATCATATACATATCTATTAACTTTATTTATCGCTTTGTCTAAAGATCGAGGAGATACATAATCTTCTTGAGCTATTTCTTCTTGTTCTTTATAAATTTCTGCTGGAAGCACGTTCTCAGATATAAATTTGGCGACAATTCTAGTTTCGTTGTTTAAATTAGACAATGTGGGATTGTCAAAGATAATTCGTGTTATTTCTAACGCCTTCATCGTTTTGGCGTTGTTTAAAATAAACTGTCTATTTTCATCCGAAATATCGGGCGCTTTTTTTGATTTATATTCATGAGCGCCTCTTGCTTTTAAACTTTTTTTCGCTAAAAACGCTTGAACATATTTACCTTCTTTACAACGACCATCTAACTCTGGCTGATTTGGATATGCTATTTTAATTAACTCTATTAAAGAAGGAGGATCATCAGGGCGATTATTCCATTCATCGACAATAACATTTTGTTGTTGTTCGGTTAACATATTAGTAAACGTCTATATCTCCGTTATGAATACTTATCTTTATCTTTTTTATAATGGCTTTTTGCATATTCTTTATCTGCTTATACCCAGGGTTTCTATTTTCTTCTGTACTCTTGTAACCCATTTTTTTAGCCGCTTGTTTTTCCGTCATTTTCTTGATATACAACATTTCATACAATTTCCATTCTAAAGGTTTTAAAAACCCTTTCATCTTGATGTCTAAATCCAACTTAAACTTGTCGATGTCAATAGAGTCGCGATAACTTGTGTCTAAACAATTTTCCAAAGACTCGAAAGGAATGGGCATATTTAAATTATATGCTTGCTTTTTGTTTCTTTCCCATTCTTTAAACAACGGACAATCCGAACATTGTTTTCCGAACTTCTTGCATCCTTCATCAGGTTCAGATTCTGGACATTGGGCGCACGGCTTTATAAAATTCAGATAATTATTACGAATTAAGTTTTTTATCTGATTTGATATTATTCTATTTACCCAAGGAGCCAAAGGCTGTTTAGGATTATAAAGATGCCACTTTTTATAAATATGAATTCTAATGATTTGTGATACGTCATCAAAATCTATCCAAGTTAGGCTAGATAGATTCCATTTGTTCCTTCTTTTGCTTATTTCGTTATCGATAATACTTATCGATTCTTCGAAAGAAGGCGATGACTGTTTCTTTTTCATTATTGCTTTTTAATCGAACCTGCTTCTCTTCTAAAATCGTCCATTGAATATCCGCCATTTTCATTGTTTCTTTGGAAAACTTCGCCGCCTGTTGAAGATCCAATAACGTTTTCAATTTTTATTGTTGAGTTATGATCTTTTTCAATTTCAACATCTAACTTAGAAGCGCTAAATGCCAAATCTGTGTTTATCGGCGATCCATCTTCGTCTTCGTCATAATCATCTTCTTCTGCTGAAGATCGATATTGCGACCGTATGGGTTTCGGCGATTGTTTACTTTGCACAGGTGAAGATGCCACAGATTTTATCCCGAAAGAATTTCCGCAATTAAAGCAGAAATTCGGTTTATTAGCCGATTCGTGCGGCGACCCACATTTTTGGCAGTATATCTTCATAACATATTATACAGTGTTTATTTTGAAGATTTTAGTTTATTAACAATAAATTTTACAATTTTGGATCTTACAATATCTTCTTCGTCGAATGTAAACGTATAAATACCCATAGATTTACTGTCTTCATCAGAGAATAAATGAAACAGATCTTCAAAGCCGCCAGCTTTATTAGATGGCAAATCTGTTTGCATAGGATCAGCAAGAACGAAACAACGACTAAATTCACCTAGACGAGTAAGAACTGTGATTATTTCTTTTTTCGTGCTGTTTTGACATTCGTCGAGAATAATAGATTTTGCCGCCCAACTCATACCTCGCGCATAATTGATTGGATACATCGAAATCCGCTCTTCTTTTTCCAATTTATCAACTTCGGCGCGAGACAACAATTCATCTAGCTTTTCCAAAAATGGCAAATTGTAGAATTGCAACTTTTCACTTGCATCTCCAGGCAAGAATCCAATTTTACTGTCGCTACTTTCAACAGCAGAACGAACATATATAATATCAGACACTTTCTTATCATTCAACAATAACAATGATACATAAGTCGCAATAATACTTTTAGAAGTGCCAGCGGGGCCATTTACAAATATAATACGAGTATCTTTATTTGTCGCTAATTCGATAAACTGTTTTTGCTTTTCAGTCCATTTTAACGATCTCACATTTAAAGAGTCTTTGATTTTTTCTCTTTGTGCTATCTTTTGAGATTCGTCTTTTTTCTTTTGTTTCATCTTAAGTAGATGTTGTATTATAATAAATAAATGGTGGTTTCCAAAAAATGTCGAAATTGTGGTGAAATTAAAAATATAGATGAATATCCGTATTTTTCAACATCAGAATGTGGGCGCAAAAATACATGTAAGATTTGCAGCGGTAAATTATCAAAGTTAAGAAACAAATTACGAATCGAAAATCCACCCCCAATTTCAGGATTTTGCCCGATTTGTAATGTATATACAGAAAAATGGATATTAGACCATTGTCATTATTCGCACAACTTTAGAGGATATATATGTAACAATTGTAATTTAGGTATTGGGCGATTTTATGATGATATAGAGATTTTGAAAAAAGCAATGATATATCTACAAGGCGAATCTTCGAAAAACATCGTTCCCGATTTTTGTATATGAATGCATTTAGAGAAACACCTTTTTCTTTTTTTTCTAAAAATGGGGGGCATGGTCATATTTATACATATACATGAATAGAACATATATAGATAGATGTTTATGTATTTAGGAAGTTAGGTGAGAATGGGGGCTTAGTTTTGTGCATTGGGGAGAATGAGATTAATCCCCTCCCCCCTAGTCCCAAAATGTCAAGGTCTAAATTTTTTGAAAAATGGGGGGGGGTTGGCACGGTGTGTGCTGGGAGCAGGATGTGTGCCAATCTACTGCGGCCAGGCCATCAAAAAAAAGTGAGAAAAAAAGCAGATAAAAATTGACGACCTGCAAAATTTCGTGCATTGTATGTACATGCAAAACGAGATTGTGATTCTGAAGGTGAGCAAGTTCAAGACGGTTGCGCTGGTTGGCGTGACGTACCGCAACGCGGACGGCACGACTGGCGTGTCACACGGCAAGACTGAGGCGGAAGCAATCGCCAACATCAGCGTGACGGTTCCTGCGAAAACGGTTGACTTCGCCCCGCTTGCAAAGCGCAGCAGCAGCGGAAGCTACTTCCGCAACAACAACGGAACGATGGTTGAGGTCTGAAAAAAAAGTGAAAAAAAAGTAGACAGAAAACGCCAACTAGACTAAGGTAACACCATGACAAACGAATTCGCCAACATCAGCGCAGAGAGCAACATGAGCGACATGATCACCCTGAGCTTCGAAGAAATCACCGAAGCGAACGCATGGTTCGACATGGTTTCCGCTCAATTCGACGAAGTCGAAGCGGCATGGGATCGCCTTGTTGAATACGTCGACAACATCTAACACAACAACAACAACTTTAATACAATAACAATATGTCACAACAAACACTTTCTGTAAATCAAATCATCCAATTGCGCCAAGGTCTAGAACTACGTATGGCCGAACTACAAAAGCGCATTGACGATTGTCATCACATTAACTTGCCCGGTACTGCTAATCTATTTCAAATGGATTTAAATGAGGCGACTGCAATGCAAAATATGTTAAACGCTTGCTCTTACGTAACTCTTAAATAACAGGTAATACAACAGGGGCTGTGTTAGCACAGCCCTTTACAATAACTATATAACAACATGAATAACAACAAAGTACAATTGACATCTACTGATTATAGTAACCTACGCGTTCTAGTAATAGGAATGAAGCATGAGTTAGAACACCGTATAGATAGAGCAATAGCTAATAGTGATAAGGCCGGTACAATTAAGTATGTAAGAGACCTGGATTACTATACTAATCTACTTAATAATATGCAGGGATTGTAATAATATATATAATAACATGGACATACATATATCAAACGCGGCGCTCATCTGTATCACTATCTGTATCACTATCTGTGTGATAGGTGTGGATATCATTAGAGACCACAAGGCTAAGTAAATACAATAGTCGGGGCTGTAGTAGTACAGCCCTGATTCCTTATAGTAGTATAGCGTATAGAGTTACAGGCGGGGGGGAGAGGGGGGGTCCCCCCTCATTGTAAGTCTACCATGTTTCGCGATGGTTGTCAACACTTTTTTCAGAAAAAAATCGTCTTTTTTCGCACGATTTTTCTCGACTTCGCGCGAAGATTTCAAGTGTAAACGCCAGGTCCACGCTCAAAAAAAAGTAAAAAAAATATACGAAAGATGTGGACGAATCTCAGCCTTTCGTCTAATCTTTGGGCATGGAAAACGAAATCAAATGGTCGGATCTGCTGGACATCGAAGTGTGCGGCGGTACTTCAACGGTCGCTTATGTGACCAGCGCATTCAGCAAGGTGCTGAATCGGGAACTCACGGAAGATGAGTGCGAGGCGGTCACTGCGAAGTTCTCTCGCGAGATGTACGAATTGGAGTTCAACAGGAAGTACTAAACAACAACAGTAGTAGTAATACTACAATAACCTTTTTTTAATACATGAAATTCTATTCTACATACAACGTACAGATCTTTGAGAATAATGTGTGGAAGCTTATTCTCAAGCGTGACCTCAAGTCAATTGATGAAGCTTACGAACTGTTTAATAATTGTTTGAAGCTCGATCCTTTTGGTACATACAATATCGTCGAACACCTTAATTAAATAACAATATGAAAGACATTAACAACAACGAACTCGCCACCCTTCGTATCGCTTTAATGGATAAGATAGATAAGATGGATGAAATTGTTAAAAATTGCGAAAAAACGAATGACATTACTAGTAAGTTATATTGGCAAGAAGCTATTGTTAGAAATACCGAATTGTTAAACAAGTTATATAATATGCAGACGTACTAATATATCGCCCCCGGTTGTACTAGTATAGCGCCTCGGTTGTACTAGTACAGCCTATAGAGTTACAGGTGGGGGGGAAGGGGGGGTCCCCCCACCTTGTAAGTCTACCATGTTTTGCTCGCCACGTCAAGCTTTTTTTGTAGAAAAATTTTTCTTTTTTGTACGCTTTTTTCCTTGACTCCAGGCCGGTTGTCAAGCGCAAACGCAAAAAAAATATCTGAAAAAAAACGCGAAATCCGTTGACGATGTCGG